TTTACACTTGCACCAGCTCTCATTCTTGCAGATGCACAAATGTTTAGATAGTCAACATAGATTATGTCTGGAAGAAAGTCTTTCTTTAGATTGAGTTCTTGCAATAGATGTCTAAAGTGTCCTGTATGTGCAGATGCAGTTGGATACTCTTTGACAATTAGTTTACCTGTTGTCTTATCACGAATGGATTTAACTTTCTTATCATACATATCTTTTGGTAGATTAGAAAGTTCTTGTATAGGTAGGTTCATTAGATTTGCATCAATTCTTTCTGCAATTTTTTCTTCACTCATTTCCATGGATATGTAAAGTACATTCTTACCCATCATGAGATTGTTAGCTGCACAATGACACATGAACAGTGATTTACCAACACCAGTTCCAGCCATAATGACATTCAAGGTTTTATTTGGTAAACCACCCTTTGTAATCTTGTTCATCATTTCGAGGTCAAATGGTAGTTTGTCTTCTACAGTATTGTAGGACATAAATCTATCATCTGCATCTTCGATGAAATCGTGACCAATGTGTTGGTCAAAAGAAACTGATAATGCATCTTTCAGAATATCTGGAATCTCACCCTTTTCTCTAGATGATGACTTATCAATAATCTGAATACTTTCCATAACTGCATTATAGATTGCTCTATCTTTACACCATTTCTCAGTTTCGTCTACGAGAAAATCATGTGGTGTTTCCTCAGTGTTTGTTTTACACTGATTGATAACAGTCATTGCATTCTTTATTTCTTCATCATTATATCCAGAAATATCATTCAATTGAATACTAAGAGCTTCATGAGTAGGACACTCATTATACTTCATAAAGTATTCATTGATTTGATTGTAAACTAATCGTTCAGACCTATCTGTAAAGTAATCTTCCTCAAGATAAGGAATTACTTTTCTTGTAAAGTTATCTGATACGAATAGATTTTTAAGGATTGATTCTTCTATTCTATTCTGCATCTTCTTCTACGATTTCAACACTTCCATATTTAAATTCTTTCTTTGCACATTCATTAAGTTGTTGTAGAACTTCTTCTGTAAAATACTTCTCTGGATTATTGTTGATAGTTTTACCAAACTGAGTTGTACCATCTGGAAGTTCAATTCTTGTTGATGTCTGTTTAAAGATACCATACTTTAGTGCTAAGTCAAGTAGACCATAATATCTATCTAAACCTTTATCATATGTAAGTCTTACATCAACCATTTTGTTTTCTACTGTAAGTCTTGATTTATGATTCTTACAATGAATTATATTACCAATAATTTCTGTTCCATCTTTTTCTTTTTTCTTAGATAGATAGATGATAGATGAAGCTGCATACTTCAATCCACTACCACCACCCATTTCTTTTTGTGGGAACATAGAACCAATCACATCATAAGTATGGTTCGTTACTATCATCGGTATTCCTACCTTACCAAGTTTCAAAGTTAACACTCTGAATGTACCCTTGATAACTTGTGCCTTGGTCATGTCTCTGACATTTTTACCAGACCCAATATCTTCTGTCTCTTTGATTGTAGATAACATACCAAGTGAATCAAGAACGAAGAAAAGTTTTTCGTCACCCTTTCTTTGTTTTTCAAATCCATCTATGATGTTAACTGCTTGAGTTCTAAACTCTTCTATGGTTGTAACTGGAACTAGAAGTATCCGACTTGTATCGACACCTCTTTCTTCTAACATTTCTTGAGTCAATGCAGACTCAGATTCAAAATAAACGACATTACCCTCTGGGTTGTCTTCTAAAAACTTTTGCACCATTCCTAATGCAAAAAATGTTTTACCTGTTGCACTTTCACCAGCCAATGCTGTTATCTTATTAGATGGAATACCTCTGTAGATATCACCACTTACTAATGCATTAAAAATATAAGAACCTGTATCAATATAACCATCCACATCACCTGCGACTATTCCATCTGATACTACTCCTGCTAAATCATTACCACTTGCTTTTGCAAGGTCTTTTAATAAATCCATAATATATTCCTCGACTTGTTATTCTATTATACTACTAAACCCTATTCTGTCAACTGAAAAAATCTTCAAGGGATGATTGTGGTTCTGTTGACCAACCTATCTTTTCAAGAATTAATTTGAGAGGTTCAATGAATGATTTATCAAACTGTAAATCATAATCAATGTAAGAATGAAGTTCAAACTCTTTTGGTAGAGTACTTATAAAACCAATAACATTTTCTTTAATTGGATTAGGTACTTTTAGATATAAGAATCTCATATGTTCACCACTCTGAATAGATTCATATTTCATTTCTATTTCTTTTTGTTTTAGATAATGATTGTAAAGTAAAGATGCCCTTACATGCATTGGTGTTGACTTCTTGTAGATTGTAACTGCATTCTCATACTCAAAGATACCATTTACCTTTCTAGGAAATGCAATATCAAATGGGTCTAGTTCTTTAAATTCTTTTCTTGCATTATCGACAAATTCATGTACAAGTTTTTCATCACCCTTCATAACAACTTTTAGTGCATGTTCTAATTTATCACGAACCCATGCTGGAGTAGATGACTTTGCAGTTTCTATACCCATCATTTTAAGTTTAGGTTCATGTAATCTTACACCCTCATTGTCATGTACATTTAGAATGTATCTTTTCTTTGCAGTCCATATACCTTTGTCTGCAATTACCTCACGACCCATAACCATTTTGTTTTGATATGCATTAGTATATTCTGCAAGCTCTTCATAACATTTATTAATTACTTCTTGCATTTTACCCTTTGCAACTTGGTCAAGAAAATCTATAGGGTTTTTTGGTTGAACACTTTTTACCAATTCATCAAATCTTACATAAATTGAGTCTGTGTCGATTGCAACAACATAATCATCGTCTGTATTTAAAATTGTATTTAAGTACTTGTTAACAGCCTTTTCGACCCATTTAATTGCAAGTTGACCACTACTTGTCACAGCCTCTGCAAGAGATAATTCAAAGTATCTAAACCACTCGTTACCTATTGCACCATAAGCACTGTTCAAAGAAATCTTACGAACCATTTGATTGTTATATGCAATTGCAATCTTTCTGTTCAATTCTTGTTTTCTTCTAGGGTCATCTGTAGTCTCGAACTCCTTCTGGTGTTCAATCATTTTATTCTTCCACAACACTCTTTCATCATATAAGTTTTCTAGAATTTCTGGAAGAAATCCTTGTTTTCTTTTACTAAATCTTGCACCATTAGGTGTGGTTGCATAATGACTTTGTACATCAACTTCTTTAGATAACATCTTATCAACTGTCAAACTCATATCAGAAGACTCTACAGCGGTTTCTGGACTAATATTATACTGCATAATTAAATGAGGATACAGACTGTTTAAGTCAAATGATACAACCCATTCATGCATTCCTACCTGTGGTTCTTTAACATATGCACCCATAAACTTTTGTTTTTTAGGTTGACCTGTCCTTGATGGTGGTACAATAATATTCTGTTGTCTTAAACGATTGAAGATTAGAATATCCCAGTATCTTACTTGTCTGAATGCATCTAGATAATTACACTTTGCAGAATAAGACATTGCAAGTAGTAATCCCATCAATCCTAGTTTATCTTCTAGTTCCTCAACCAAGGTAACATCACGAACATTATATTCTAGAAACTTTTGATAATCTTTCTTGTAGAACAGATGCATTGCACCAAACTCTTCATAATTGATTTTACCTTTACCAAGTTCTATCTGGCAAATGTTTTCTAGTTTGTAACTGTCTCTTCTTTTGAATGTAAACTTTTGATAAAGCTGTAAGTAATCTACAACCTCAACACCAGTTAGTGTATATGCTTGTTGTTTTTTACCACCTAGACCAAACTGTTCCCACTCACGAACTGTAGTTAGATTCCATGGAGATAGTTGGTCTGCAACAGCAGTTCCAAATAATTTGTTAAATCTATTGTAAAGATAAGTGATATCAAACTGGTCAACATTCCAACCAGTGATTATATCTGGATAATTTTTTTTGTATTCTTCTAGAAAAGTTTTGAGAAGTTGTTTTTCATTTTGACAATGAAAGTATTTGATATTTGGGTCATTGTGTTCCCATGGTTGTGTACCGAACACATACTTGGTAGGATTACCAAAAAACTTGTAAGTTATTGCATTGATTTCTTCTGCAGCTTCTGTTGGTTCTGGAAATCCATTTTCACATTCACATTCTATATCAAGATTCATGATACGAATATGTCTCATCATCCACTCAATATCTTGAGGAAAATGTTCTGCAATGTAAGCGTATGGATGTCTTTCTATTCCATGAATATCAAATCCTTCAACATCTTTCCATTTATCACGAAACTGTCTTGCCTGTGCAATAGAACCAAACTTTTTGGGTTCTAAGTTTTTACCTGTGATACTTCTAAAGGATGAATCTTTATTTGTTGGAACATAGAATGTAGGTTTGTATTGTACTTGTTTTTGTAAATACTCACCATCCTTGAACTCACGAACAAGGATTAGATTTCTATGTTGATAGACATTTGTATAAAAGTGCATATATCTAGTATACTACTAGTTTTAGTTTTCGTCAATATGAATTGAATGCATGTCATTGAAGCGTTTTTGTAATATTTCAATATGATGTTCTGCTTCTGCAATCTTTCTTAATTGTGTATGGATTGCATCAAGGACATCTGGATGTTCTCCTATACCTGCTGGATTTGTCAAATATATTTCTACATTTGCTTCTGCCTCTGCAATTATTCCTAGATATTTTTGATGTAATGCTTTAACTATTTGGTCTTTCATGTTACTATTTGTGGGGTTGGTGGAGTAATTACTTGTCCAGTAATTGACTCGTATTGATTACGAAGTTTTGTTTCTGGTTCTGCTGTGAACACAATACTTCTTTGATTAACAACGATTGTTTCTTTATCTGCCATAGAACCATAAGGTACTAATTGTATATTGAAACCTTTTTCTGTTTGTTGTGCTAAAATCCCTAAAGGATTTTTCATTATAACTTTGGGATTTCTAGTTTCTTCAATATACTCAGTAACAAGTTCTTCACCTGTAACTAATTTTACATATTTTATATTCATACTTCCTCTAACATTACCATTAATCGTTCTGCACGATTGGTAACTTGATTGTACCATCTAGAGTCTCTTCCTTCAACTGCAGCTTGTTTCCAATCATTTCTTTCGATTGCAGCTTTAAAGTTTTTGAATTTAGATAGTCTTGTCATACCCATGTTAAAGGTCATGTTAACTAAAACTCTTTGAACCTCATCTGGATAATTTTCTAAATCTGGATAAAGTTTTGCACACTCCTCTACATGTTCTGCAAAGTCATGTTCCCATACTTCATCCACTCTTTCTTGGGATACTGGTGTACCCACTTCTTGTCCAAACTCTGGGTCTGAATCTTTTACTAGGTGACCAATTCCAAAGGTAGGATAACCTAAATGGTCTTTGTAGATTTCATAGACGACACCTTCGTCTCTTGTAATTTCTTCTCTAAGTTTCGTTGGATTCTTTATCATCTTTGAGTAACTCCACGGCTTTATCACCTTGTTCTTGTAACATTTCAATAAGTATATCACCCATGATTTGATTAAACTCTTTATCATCTGATATCGTGTCTACCATATCCTCTGGACACTTACGAACTGCTCTAGTAAAATTAATTGTTGGTGGTTCGTCTTCTTCTACTGGAAGAAATTGAACTTCACCATAGGTATATATGACTCCCTCATATTTACCCTCAGTAATTTCTACTCCATTCTCACCATCTTTTGCATTGATGACAATTTTGTATTTAGGTAAAGACATTACTGTGCTTTATAAACTTGATTTACGATTTTAGATTTCACTTCTCTAGTGTTAACCTTAACACCAAGTTCATTTCCTTTTTCGACTAATTGTGCTTTTGTAAGTGCAGTTAGTCTTGCTTTAGATAGTTTTGTAGGTTTTGGTGTTTCTACTGGTGCATCACCAACTACAGTGTCAGCAGTATTCGTTGCTGAATTGTATACAAAGTATCCAAAAACACATAAAACTATTATTCCAATCACATATTCCATAATTATTCCTCTGTTGTTTGATTCTCAATATCGAGTACATCAACATTGATATCATGATTATTAGGGTCTTGACTTCTAGCCTCTGCAAGTTCTTCCTCTGTTAACTCCCTTGCTTTGTGAGCATCAGTCATTGGTACTAGATTTAAACCAAAGTGGTCTCTTACTTCTTGTAAGAATACCTCTGGTTTACTTCTTTCATAAGGGTCTGTTTGACAATTGTCAGATAGGTTTGGTTCTATGTTCATTAGTTCGACTGTTCCATCGACAACTAACATTGCATATCTCCAAGACCTTAACCCAAATCCTAGATTTTCTTTTTTGACAAGAAGACCTAGTTGTCTTGCAAGTTCACCATTACCATCTGGTAAAGGTTTTACTTTTTCAATACCTTGTTGTTCGAACCATGCATTCATGACGAATGAATCGTTTACAGATGTACAGTAAACTTCATCAACACCAGATTCTAAAAACTGGTCATACATTTCTTCGAAAGTAGGTAGTTGGAAAGTAGAACATGTTGGTGTGAATGCTCCAGGCAATCCAAACACCACAATGGTCTTATCTTCCATTAAATTATCTAAATCGACCTCAACCCAGTCTCCATCTTGTCTAGTTTGAAATCTGACAGAGTGAAGGTCGTTCATGTTTCCTTTATTTAACATAATGTAAAATACCTCTTATAATTTTTATAACTATATTTAGTATACCACGAGACTGGGTTGTGTCAACCTTTTATTTACTATTGAAACCCCATCCATGTTCTGTTAAGAACTCTTTAGGTAATTTCTTACTCCCAATAGAAATCTTTCTAGGTTTCTTTTCGTCTGGAATAATTTTAGTAATAGGAATTCCAAGAATACCATCTTGTATAGATGCAGAACCAACTTCTAC